GAGCTGCGGCGAATTGGCGATGCCACCCATCGCGTATTTGTGCAGCGGCACCGCGCCGGCACTGGTCATGATGCCGCCCTTCTCAAAGCTGAACAGGCCGGACAGCCAGTCCAGCCCCTTGCCAGCCAGCCCGCTGAGATTGCCGGTCTTGTCAAGGTCGCCGAACAGCAGTTTGCCGAGCTGCGCGGCGGCAGCCTGGGCGATCATCTTCTGCAGCGTCTGGGCGAAAGTTTCGGCGATGGACTGGATGCCGCCCTTGGTCGGGTCGATGAAGAAGTCGGCCATCGCGTCCTGCATGTTTTTCGCGGCCTGCTTGGCGAACTCGCCCATTTCGTCGAGTTTCTTGATTGCATCCTCGGCATCGGCCTTTTCCTGCTTTTTGGTGTCGACCTTGATGAGGCTGTCGGAGAGTTTGCCGCGCAGCTCAAGCTCCTGCTCTAGGTAAGCGATTTGCGCTTCCGTCGCGCCGTTTTCCTTGGCGATGGCGATGGCGTCGGCCAGGCGCGCCTGCTCGACGACGCTGATCTGGCTTTCGGTCAGGCCGTAAAGTTCGGCGGCGCGCCCTGCAGTAGCGATCTGCTCAAGCATCGCCTGGTTGCTCTTGACGTTGCCTTCTTCCTGCTTGGCCAGCGCGTCGGCGAATTCCTTTTGCTTGGCGAGTTCCTTTTCGAGGACGGCCAGGCTATCCAGGCGGGCGAAGATGGTATCGCGCTGCGCAGCGGTCGCCTTCAGCGTGCCGGCTTCGAGCTGGTAGCGCACCTTGACTGCCTGCGCTTCGGCGGCGGTCATCTTGTCGGTGCTTTCCGCATCTGCGGACTTCAGCGCGATCTGCTCGTCGAGCGACTGGATCAGGCGCAGGGCTTCGTCAGCCTGTGCCTTGGCGCCGCCGGTTTTGCCCTTGCCGTCGCCGGTAGGGGTACGAACGACTGGCTTCGTTCCGCCCGTCTTTGCTGGCTCGTCAGCTTTGGTTTTGAGCTTGTCGAGCGTGCTGTAGTAGCTTATTTCCTGCTGTAGCCGGCGCAGGCGCTCATCGTCGCCCTTTTCGCCACGGCCGATGCTGAGGCGGTCTTCCAGTTTGCTGGCCTCGACATTCAGCGCAGCAAGGCTTTCGGTTGGCGTCTTGAAGTTGAACGATTTGCCCGCGCCATAGCGCAGGAAGGCATCGAGCAGGCCGTCGCTGTTCTTGATGGCGACCAGCAGTTCATTTGACAACTCGATCAGCGACGGCAGCATCAAGCTGGTGATAGATCGCGCCGCTGCGCCGGATACTACAGAAAGCCGGTCAAGGTTGTCGTTGAATTCGGCGGCCTGTTTTGACAGGTCGGTTCCGATGATCGCGCCAAGCTGTTCGGCCTCCTTGCGCATCTTGGCCAGGCCATCGGAGCCGCCGTTTAGTACCGGCACAAGTTTGGCGCCCGTCTTGCCGAATGTATCGACGGCCAGCGCCGTCTTGCCCGCGCCGTCTTCCAGTTGCGCGAACGAATCGGCAACTTCAGCGAAGACCTGGTCGGCGCTTTTCAGCTTTCCGCTGGAATCCGTGACCTTGACGCCGAGGTCGGCGAACAGCGCGGCGGCTTCCTTGCTGCCGCTGGCCGCTTCCTGCATCTTGACGCTGAGCTTGGTCAGCGCCATCGTCATGTCTTCTGCTTCGATGCCGTTCAGCTTGCCGGCGAAGTTGAGCGCGCTCAGGTCCTCGGCGGAGATGCCGAGGCGTTCGACCGAATCGTTGAGCTTGTCGAGGTCGTCGATGGCCGCCTTGACCGTGGTGCCGACCGAGACCACGCCGAGTAGTCCGGCCAGCCCACCGGCGGCACCGAGGAAGGAGAACGAGTTGCGCAGCCCTTCGGCGGCGCCGGACAGCGACGCCAGCCCGCGCTTGGCCGAATTGATGGCGGCGCCGGTTTCGTCCTTGGCGGTGATGACGATCTGGGTTTTTTCTGCCATTTACGCTACCGTTGCCGCCCAGGCCAGGGCGTCCATTTCCTGTTTTTCGGGTGGCGGCTGCGGGATGTTTTCCCACGGCTGCCACTGCCAGATCAAAAACCACTCGCCGAACTCGGCGGCGGTCATGCTGCGTTCAAGTTCGCCGACCGTCTTGCCGAGCCGGGCGGCCAGGGTGAATAAAAAGCGGCGCTCGGGCGCCGCGCTCAGTTTTTTTCGATGACCTCGGCGTCGAGGCCTGACAAGCGGCGGGCCACGGTGAACAATTCCAGCGCGGCGGTGAAGTTGACCCCGCCGAACGCTTCCCACTCGGCCTCGCCGAGCAGCGGCTGGCCGTCGTCGCCGACCACTGCCACCGCCAGCATCTTGCCGATGTGGGTGTAGCTCTTGCCGTCTTCGCGCAGGTCGGCGAACAGGCCGAGGCGTTCGCCGAGCAGCAGGCCGCGCACGATGACATCGCCGCCAAGCGCCGGCACCGCCACGGTTTCCCGCGGCAGTTCAGGCTTGACCAGGTCGGATCGGTTGAGCGCCATCGCTTAGGACGAGTACGCTTTCGGGCCGCCGAGCGAGGTGAACACCACGCTGGTCTTGATCAGGTCCTGCGCCGACCCGGTAGGCGACAGCGAACAGCCGACATAGCCGTTAAATACGAACTTCTGGCTGTTCGAGAAGCTGAACAGGATGGCGCGCTGCGCCTGGGCGTCGGAGGCTGACTTCAGCGCGACCAGGCCGGCGTCGGACGGGTCCCAGAAGGACTCGAAGTTGTAGGTGCTGGGGTTGCCGAGGCCGGGAATCTGCGTCTTGATCGAGTCGTGGATGGTGGTCGTATCGACGAAATCGAAGTCGCCGCCGCTGGCGTTGATGTTGGTCAGCGTCGCCAGCGTGGTGCCGAAGGTGATTTTCTGCGCGGTGCCGGAAACGAAGGTGGCGTAGTTGGTGGTGTCTTCGCCTTCGAGCGAGAAGCTGTCGGTGGCGACGGCAGACACGCGCATGACGCGGTAATTGAGCTGGTACATGCCCTGGACGGACAGCAGCACGTAGTCGCCGTTGCTGTAGCCGTGGGCCGTTGAAGACACGACACCGGGCGACGCCTTGGTGATCGCGGTGATGGTCTTGGTCGCGGCAAGGGCGGACTGGACTGATACCGCCACATTGCTCCATTTGGTGATGACTGCCATTTCGTTCTCCTAAAGAGGTGTTCCGGGCGTGCCGGTGGCGGTGAGGTAGGTGACAACAAACGTAATTTCGATAAAACCAACGGGCTTTTCTAAGCGCTCTTCAAAATCAGAATCAGTGCTTTTGTATTCGTTGCGGTACGAAAATCCCGCCATTGCCGTTTCAACTTCAGCGGCAATCGTGTCCAAAACGTCGTCGACCGTGGCTGACTGCTTGGCATATCCGGTGACAATAAGATTTAGATGGCGCTCAACAAGGTTCCCGATGGTTCCAGGAACGGCCTCTTCATTCTGCGTTTTGATCAGCAGGCACGGCAGCGATTCCTGCGGCACCATGCGCGACTGGAAGACGCGCGAGCCGGTGGTGGTCAGGCCGGTAAGCAGCGTGGCCGCCGCTTCGCGGATGGTCTGGCGGGCGTGGGCCATTTAGACGGCCTCCAGGCGGCAGCGCGACATGCCGGTGCCGTCGGGCTCGATGATGGTGACGGTGTAGCTGGTGCCGTTGATGACCAGCGTATTGCCGCGCGTGATGCCGGCGCTGGAAGCACAGGTGAACACCGGGCCGCTGCCGGCGATCATGTCGAAACTTTGCGCGTAGGCGGAATCGAAGATGCCGGCCACGGCGACGCCGGACTTCGTGGCGGTGGCCCCGAAGTCGGCGAAGTAAGGCCGGGTATCTTCGACAAAAGCCATCAGATCAGCTTTTTGATGCCTGCAGCGACGACCGCGACGTTCTGCGGGCCGGTGACGATGGTGCCGACGTAGCGGATATAGCCCTTGGTCGACTTGGGGTCGAGCGAGAGAATCTTGACGTCGGCGGTGGTGGTCGATTGCGAGAAGGTGGCGCCGGTGACGTCGGCCCAGCCGGTGGAACCGTCGGCGGAATCCTGAATCTTGCCGTCGAGGGTGCCGGTGCCGGTGCCGTGGCTTTGCACGATGACGATGGGCGTGTCGTAGCCGGAAAGATTGACGGCGGCGCCGGTGACGGTGCTGGCCTGGCTGGCCGATGCCGACAGGGTCATGGCGGTGGCGCCGGGTGCGAAATTAAACTGGCTCATGGGGTTCTTCCTTTTTGGCTTTGCGCTTGGGCGCGGCGGGCGGCGCCGGCACGACATCGCGGGATGCCTTGCCGAGCGCCACCAGTTCGATGGCCAGACCATCGCTGACCTCCACCACACTGCCAACCTCCTGACGAAGGCCGGCAATGCAGAAGGCGCGGGTGACCGTGACCAATGCCACGATCAGGTCACCGATGTGGCCAGGGAGAAGGCACCGCCCTGACGGACACCGATGTCGACCGTCGCCCAGGCGCGCACGCCGGTGATGCCGGCGGCGAAGTTCGCGTAGGGGTTGGTCGCCAGTTCGATGACGCCCCAGTCGGCGATGATCACCTGCGAGAAGTCACCGAACAGCAGGTCGCCGGTCGGCACTTGCAGCGAGGAGGTCGCGCGGAAGCCGCAGACCGTGCCGTCGAGGATGTTGCCCTGCCACAGCGGGGTATCCGTCGAGGTGAAGCGCTGGCGCTGGGCGAGCAGCGAAGCGACGATGGGCGTGGCCAGGTAGGCGCAGTTCTCGGTCAGCGCGTTGCTGGCTGCAATGTCGGTCTGGAACTCGATGACCTTGGCGTAGTCGATGCTGGTGCCGGTGACGGAGCCGACGCCGGCCGTGCCGATGATGCCCTGCGGCTGGCCGGAACCGCCCGAGCCGCTGATCGCGGCGGCGTCGATGGCCAGGGCGATGACTTGCGACAGGTCGTTCATGACCAGTTGCTCGGCATCCGGGCTGGATTGAACCATGAGCTGGCGGGAAACTTCGGTGTAGGCGCCGACGTTCTTCGGCGACAGCGAGAGCTGGCCGATGGTCTGCTGCGATTCGGTGACTGCGGTCGTCTCGTTGGCCAGCCAGTAGGCGGTGGCAGCAGCGGTCTGACGCGGGATCGTCACGTTGCCTTGCAGGCCGGACAGCATGCGGGCGCCGAGCTGGACGACGCGGGCGCGGTTGCGCAGCATCTCGATGAACGAGCCGGCCGCGTTGGTCGTGCCGACCAGGTAGTTGCCGCCCGAAGCGCCGACGGATACGTCGCGTTTCTGGATTTCATACGGCAGGTAGACGCCGCCGCGCTTCGATTCGCCGATCTTGTCGGCGACGGCACGGTGGCATTCCAGCTCGAAGCCGGCCAGACTCTGGGCCTGCTTGTCGGTCGGGTCGGCCAGGGCGCGCATCAGGCGCAGCACGGAGTAGGTCTTTTCTTCCTTCTGCGACAGGCCGATTTCGGAGGCCGGGGCGGACGGGGCGGTGGAAATCTTGTCCAGAATCTTGGACTGGAACTGCTCGACCGACAGGCCATCGCGGACGGCGGCGTGCGCCATGTCCATCGCGCCGTGGGACTTGTACTGCTCGGCCACGGCCAGGATGGCGGCGGCGGTGTTGTTTTCTGACATTTTGGATTTCTCCTGGGGAGGGTTGCAGGCAAGGACTTCCACCATCGGCTCGCCGCCAGGCTCGCTTTCGGTTTCGGGTACTACTTCTTCAGGATCGCCGTCGTCCCCGACGTTGACCGTGATGTTGATCGTCGCGCCGCGCGCTTCGTCGGCGCGGCCGATGGCCGTATTCAGGTCGGCCGGAATGCTGACCATCGAAATTTCGTGCGGGGTCCAGCGCGTCACGCGGTAGGTTTCGGTGCCGTCTGACGCGCGGTTTTCCAGCTTGAGCGCGTCGATCTGGTAGCCGACCGAGACGCAGCGCAGGATGCCGTCGGTGACGAGCTGCCATGCCTCGTCGCCTTCGCCGGACTTGGCGAAGCGCACGGTGGCGCGGCCGATGCGGTCGGCGCCGATGGTCACATCCTCGATGGTGCCGATCAGCTTGGCCGGGTTGTGGTCGCGCAGTAGCGGGCGGGTCGCCAGCAGGCGGGTGAGGTCGATGGCGCCGTCTGAGTGGTCGAGGATTTCGACGCCCCAGAAGCGCTCGTAGGGCGCTTCGGACGAAAAGGCGAGGACGGCGGTGCGCGTCTCGGCGTTGATCGCCTCGCGGCGCTCGATGCTGAACGAGCGGTCAAGGCGGGCCGGCAGGGTGATTTGCTTTTCCATGACTCGCAGTGTGGCGAGGCATGGCGGACATTTTCAGGGGGAAAATGTCCGGCTCACAGGCCGCCGATCAGCAGCAGCGCGACCTCGTCATCGCGCCGCCGCGCGGCAGTTGCCGGCAGGCGCCCAGGCGCGGGTTCCCATTGCGGGAATTTGTACGGTTTCTTGCGCGGGCCGGCGCCGATGGCGATGACCTCGGCGCTGGCCAGCGTCAGATCTGCCGAAATGCTTCCGCCGCCGCCGATGGTCGCCGACATGCTGCCTGGCGCTGCGGGCTGGCGGGCGCCTTCCCAATCGCCCAGCCATTCGCCGGGCCACTGGCCGAGCCACGGGCCGGGCATGTCAGGTGCCGTTCAGGGCGTCGATGGTGCGCGTGCCGGCGGCGTAGGTGCCGTCGATGCGCAGCGTGCTGCCATCCAGCCCGGTAAATTGCGGGTTGCCGCTTTCGAGGCCGGTGGCGCTGCCGGCGGCGTGGGCGGCGAGCAGGCGCATGATTTCCTCGGCGCTGAATCCGGCTTCGACGATCTTTGCCCAGACCACATCGCGGATGCCTTCCGGGGTCAGGTCGCCATAGCCGCGAATGGTCGAGGCGATGTCCATCAGCGCGGTGTTGTTGGCGGTGACGAAGCCGGCTGCGGAGAGCAGCGCGCCCAGCTCGGCGAGGCCAGCGGCGGTGGCCGTGACCGAGCTTGAGCCGGTGATGTCGGCGACCAGCGAGGCCAGCGCCTGGGTGGCGGCGCTGCTGATGCCGCCCGAGGCGGTGAGCGCCGCAGCGATGGAGACGATGAGGCCGATGCTGACAGTGTTCGGGATGTCGCCGGCGCCGCTGATGGTGCCGTCGATGTTGTAGCCGGACTGGCCGGTGGCGGTGCTGGTGCCGGTGCCGACCACCGTATTGCGGGCGGCGATGGCGCCGGCTTTCTGCGGCATCATCCAGGCGGATGGGTGGAGCGAGCCGGAAGGAATGCCGACCAGTTCGGAGGTGATCCCCTCGCCGGCCGTCAGGTTGCGAATCTTGTTGGTGTGCGCGAAATTGCTCTGCAGCGCAGACGGAATGGCGCTCAGGTAGGCGGAGGCACCGAAGTGCTGCACGCCGACGCTGCGCGCCATGTTGCCGTTAGAGCGCAAGGCCATGATCAGCCGCCGTAGCCGTAGTCGAAGTCGATGTTCACCGTGCCGCCGGTGGTGGTGGCGCCGGTCTGGAAGAGCAGGAACTGGATATTCGCGCCGTCCTTGATCTGGCGCATCGATGGCATGGCATTGACCAAATCCATCTTCGAGTAGAGGCCGGTGGCTGGCAGCGGAAGGCACCAAAGCGGTTTGCACAGGCCGATGATGACCGATCCGGAAGCGTGCGCGGTGCCGGCCCAGACCAGCGAGACAATATCCGACACGCCGGTGTCGCCCGCCGCCAGCGGCAGGAACGGGTTGTACTTGTTGGCGGCGGCGCCGGTGTTGAGCAACTGGCCGACGCCCATCGAGGCAGTGCTGGTGAAGGTGGTGGTCGCGCCGGCAGCGCCGCCCTGGTCGAGGTAGTTGATGATGCAGGTCGGCGCGTTGGCACCCATCGCCACGACGCTGGAGGCGACGAACATGCGCAGGCCGACGCCGTTGGCGTAGCGGTCTCCCTTGGAGGCGGTATTGCTGAGCGCCGTCATCGTCACCGTCTTGGTACCGGTGGTGCTGACGTTGGTCGTGGTCAGCGGGACGTAGCCGACCAGGTCGATGGCCATGATGTACCAGGGCGCACCGGCTGCCGCGACGACGCATCCGCCGGCGGTCAGGAAGTGCTTGGTCGCGGTCGAGACATCGCCGCCGGTGTAGATGGTTCCCTGAGCCCAGGTGTCGTCGGTGGGGACGTAGGTTAGGTCGGCGCCGGCGAAGGTCGAGGCGATCGGCCAGCCGTTGTGCGGCGAGAGCAGCGTCCACGCGCCGGCAGTGCCGGCCGAGTTGAGCGTCTTGGTCATCGTGACCGTGTCGCCCTTGCCGTTGACCGTCAGTTGCGTGATGAGGTCGTCTTGTGAGGTCCAGCCCATGATGTGTCCTTTTCAGTTCCAGACGGTTTCGACGAAACCGACGAGCTGAGAGCCGGCAAGCGAGCCTTGCGTGCCTTCAGCGAAGAAGTTGAGTACGGCGCCGTCCTTGATCTGCGGGGCGCCGGCGGCGTTGATGATCGACATGAATTCGTCGGCGGCGCCATAGGCCACGCCGGTGGTAGTGCGGCATTCCTGGGTGACGTAGCCGTTGAACAGCGGCTTGACGATGACCATGGCCATCAGGCCGCCACCGGCGCCGGTGAAGGTGACGGATTCGATGGATTTGACGCCGGTGTCGCCGCTTTGCAGCGCGAGGTAGGGATTGAACGAGGTGCCGCCACCATCGGCGGAGACGACCTGCCCGCCACCGGCGACGGCGAATGTGGAATGCGCCTGGCTGACGCGGCCGCCGACGCCGTCCTGGTTGGTGTAGGTGAAGGTGAAGGTGCCGATGGTCGAGGCGGCGGATTGCGCGACGGCGATCACCTTGCCCGCCGGATAACGCGGAATGGCCGGCACCAGCGGGTCGTCGGCATTGTTGGTCATCGTCTGCGTTTCGCCGATGGCGTCGGTATCGATGAACGGGTAGTAGAGCAGGTAATCGCAGAGAATCAGGCGCTGGCGGGCGTTGACCGCAGTCGCGGTGTTGGCCGTCATCACGTTGACGGTTTTTAGGTGCTGCGTTTTCGGCGTGACGTCGGGAAAGCGGAAGCCCTTGTCGCGTTCGACGAGGGCGGCGACCGAGGGCGCCGAGGCGTAGAAGTTGGCGGGCGGCGAGCCGGCGAAGTACGAGTAGTCTATCCAGGCTTTGGTCGTGGTCGCAGCCGAGGCCACCGTCTTGCGGAAGGCGGTGAGCCAGCACTGGCCGAGTTCGTCGGCGCGGGCGTATTCGGCGACGTTGGCGAATCCGGACATCAGCAGGCCGCCCCGCCTTTACCGGATACGGTAGCAGAAAGATTGCACGGCTTGCCCGGTTCGGCTAGATGCACCTTCCCGTTAGCCAAGTCAAGAGCTTGCGAAATTGCCACAAGAGCTTCATCGACCGAGGAATACCATTGAGTGTCCCGTCGCCCGTCAGGATGACTTTCCGTGGCGCGTTGATCGTTCCCGTGTGCTTGCATGTTCTGATTACCCTTTCGCTTTTGACCTTGACCTTTGCCCCGCACTCCGCACAGTTGTACAGATACGGGTATTTGTCCAGCCAGCCCATCAGGTTTCGGTGATCACTAAGGCGTTGGCGAGGAACTGCGGCGTGATCGAGGCCGAGGCGCCGATGGTGATCGGGCTGTTGAGCGCGCCGTAGTGCCATACCGCAGTCGCGCCGGATGCCGCAATACCTGTAGACACAGCGGCAAGGGTTGCGCCTGTTGCGCCTGATTGTGGAAACTGCAACAGAGCTGCATTGCTTGTCGATCCACCGGAAGCCGCTGCCCACCCCGTAGAACGCGCAACTGCCTGACCGATGTAGTTTGTATAAGCAACCTCGTTCTCTGCCTGTGAATTCGTTGCAGCCGTCAGAGTCGACGTATGAAGCCTTACATAGACATTGGTTAGCGGCGCGCTGGCCGCGTTGTCGGCGACGTTGGCCCAGGCGGCGGCGCGGTACATCAGGTTGAGGACTTTGTTGCAGGTGTCGGTACTCTTGGGCATGGCTTACTCCTGGGCGTCGGTTTCGATCTGTACGCTGGCGACGATCTCGCCGGCCGCGTTGCGGGTGACTTCGGTAGAGGTGCGGCGATCCGGCAGGCTGGTGATGGCTATTTCAGACTGCGCCGGCATGATGGCGTCGACTTCGACGGTGACTTCCGGGGCGGCGACGTTTGTCGTCGGTGAAAAGGTGATTTGCGGCGCCAGTTGCTCGCGTTCGTGGATTTCATTGACCATATTGATAACCGGCGCTTCCGGCGCGGCGATGTGGTTGTCGACGCGCACATCGGGCGGCGTAACGGTGACCGGCGCGGCGTAGAAGTTATTGACCGGGGCCGGGGCGGCGCGCACCGCATCGCGCTGCAGCTCGGCGCTGCGCACCATCGCGTCGGCGTGGTGCTTGGCGGCGACGACGGCAGGGTCTTCA